AATTTCAGTCTCCATTTTTTCAATTGTTTGCGCTTCGATGATACCGTTGTTCCATACCCACTCAACACCTTCCATTACTCCATTAACAAAGGCGCTAGGTGCGGAGGGATCCTGAACAATATCTACTGCATTGAGCATGAAATCGTCTTTGACGATCATTGCGTTATCACCGCGTTGCAAACTTCCCATACCACGAGTCGAAACACCCAGTTTGACACCACCGTCGAGTAAACCTTTTACGACTTCACCCATAGGAGTGTTCAAAATGGTTGCTTTACCCACAACATCATTGCCGGACCAGTCCAAGCTTTCGATCTTGTGAGAAACTTTATCTAAGTTAACAGTCGGACCTTCGGGGTGATTCAACTCCCCAACCGCACGTCCTGGAACAACCTGTTCAGTATTATACTTACTAACAGCGCTTTCCATTACACCACGTGGATAGATACGACCATTGCGGTTCTTTGCTTCTGCTTGCATAAAGATACCTTCAATGGCATAGGTTTTCTTGCCATCTTTTGCTTCAACAAGAACCTCTAATTCATTATCTGTATATTCTGCAATCAGTTTCATTTCTTAAGAACCTTTACAAATTCTGTGGCAGCTTTTTCTGCCTCGTTCTTCGATCTATAAGAATCTAAACGATCACCGTCCACATATGCAACGTAACCATTACGTTCTTTGTGAACCATAATCTTAACTCGGTTAACCCTTTTATTAACGACCATCTGGCCTTCAGGTTTTCTACCGGTTAATTCTCTTAGTTGCGAAAAACTTTTCATTTCTTTTTCTGTTAATTATTTATAATTTTATTATTTTCTACTCAGAAGAAATTTCTTCTTCATCGTCTACTTCTTCTTCGGATGAATCATCTTCGGACTCTTCTTCATCATCCCACTCCGAATCCTCTTCATCATCATCTTCTGTTTCAAGGTCAAGTTCGAGCTGATCACCGTCTTCTTCTTCATCTGGCTCTACTCCATTGTAGATTTGATCTGCCATATTAATTTTTTCTTGATCAAGCAAATCAGACATCTTAACAGTCATCATACTATTAAACACATCATTTGCTTTATTAAAGTTTTGATCAAGCGCATGTTGAATCATGTCCTGCAAAGGATTTGCTTCAACTTCATTTTCCATTGTTTCTTCACTCATAATTTATTCTCCTTATTGAATCGAATTAGTAGTTTTGATCACCAGCAACCATTGCGACTGACAATATTAAATTTGCAACGTCAGTAGCATTTCCATCTGATGCAAATTCAAATTTCGTAATTTGATTTGTATATGCTCCTGGACCTGAAGCATAAATTCCTCCAGCAGTATATCCATGAGTACGAGATGAATTTCCACCATGCCGCTGACGAAAAGTAATAGGATCAGCTACATCAACAGCATTACCATCAGATGCAAATGAAAATTTCTGTATAATTTGTGAATCGGACCAAGGGATTGTTACACCACCACTTGAATATCCATGAGTTTGTGAAGACATACTAGCTGCGTGATTTGTTGGTTCTGCTAAATCGCCAACATCAGTGGCATTAGCATCGACAGAAAAAATAAATTTTTGAATTATATTCTGTGATGTGCTACCCGGATTTGCACCACCTGTCACATAGCCATATGTCTGTGAAGCATTTCCACTAGCACCTCTGAGAGCGATCGTTAAATCGCCGACATCAGCCGCATTTCCATCAGTTGCAAATGGGAACTTATCGATAATATTTGTATTAGGAATTCCGCCAGCATTATATCCGTTTTCTGTACTATTGACTCCAGCAATAGAAGCTCTTGTTGCACCAGTGAAATCACCAACATCTGTTGCATTTCCATCAGTCGCGAATGAAAACTTGTCAATGGTATTGACATAACCAGGATCTGCTCTTCCGCCTGAAGTATATCCACTTTCTGATGAAGATTGCCCAGCAGGCTGATATCTTCCTAAAGTCAAATCACCTACATCAGATGAGTTAACATTTGATGAAAATGGCCACTTTTGGATTACATTTTGCTTAGCAGGTCTCATTCCACCAGAAGCATATCCATATGTAGCTCCTGACATAGGAGATGGTGGCACATATCCTAGATAATTATCTGCAACTCCCATATCATAAAATTTACCATCAGAGTCATCCCATAAAAACATTTCATATGTTTTAGTTAAATAATGTAAAGATCCATCTGTTAAACTTGATGAATCTAATTGAGTTAATAATGCGCCGGAAGAATCATAACTATGAACAGTGACTCCGCCCCCGCCACCGGAAACGCTTCCATCACTACTAATAGTACCAGTAGTGACTGATCTTGCGATAGCATCTGCAATGAGTCGACTTATTGAAACTGCCATTATTGGTCTCCACTCGCCACAGGTTTTAACTCAAATCTTTGACCTTGAGGTTCTTGTTCTTGAGGCTGTTCTTCTTCAGGTTGTTCTGCTTCTTCGCCATCAATGTCTTTTTTGATCTGTTCAATATCTTCATCAGAGAATTGAAGAACGTTTTTCTGAATCCACTCTTTCGAGAAATAGTCACCAACATAGTTACTGATTTGATCAAGAGTCTGAAGTCTTTCTCTCAACATCTCAGCATCACGTAACTCTGTAAAGTGATTATCGCGAACATAGTCAACGACAATATCATTCTTCATTGAATCCCAATCTTCTTGAGTTACAATTCCTTTGAGAATGAGTTGTTTTCTTAGAATATCATAGAAAAGATGAGCAAATCTACGACGAATACGATCAATAAACTTTTGGAATTTAAGTTCATCACGTGATACTTCGGTAGATCTGCCAAGGCTAAACTGCGCTTCTTGTTCCAAGCGGTTAATCGGAACGTTCAATGAACGATATAATCTTTTTTGAAAATAAATGATATCGTCAATCTGACCTAGGTTCTCGCCACCCGGAAGAGTAGTAATCTCTGTGCCTCTACCGCCTTCACGTCTTGGAAGCCAGAAATCTTCGAGCATTGACATATGTTTACGATCATCACGAATATTTCCAGTCGCTGCATCATAGACAAGCTTATTTCTATAACGAGCCATAATATCTTTCATATATTGTTCAGCTTTACCTCGAGGTAAGTTACCAACATCAATATAGAAAATCCGGCGTTCCGGAGCGCGCGCCAAACGATAGATGACTAGAGAGTCTTCCATCATTCTTAACTGATTGATTGGCTTCAGTGCTTTATGCAGATGTGATACAACTTTTTTGCGTGATTCATCGAGCAAACCAGAAGTACAATAAGAAACAGAATCAAGACTCATCTTGACTCCAGAATTCTGAGATGATCCTGGCTTTTCTTGATAGATATAGTACTCATCTACTTTTTCAATTAATTGAACGCCAGTTTCTGGATCTTTTTTCTTCTTGACTTGTTTTACTTTTCTCATCTTAGCAGCATCGATAGGACGAATTTCCTGAATACCCGCTTTTAGTTGAGATTCATTCACTACAAGATGGTGATATAATCTACCATCAATATACCATCTTCTAAAAATATCATGACCTAACTCGTTAAAGTTAAGCATACTTACGATATTATCGAATTCTTCTTTGATTGTCTTTTTAATTTTATCACTGACCTCAAGGTTATCCATATTGAGATCAACCGGTTGTTCTAATTCACTTCCAGCAATTGTTTCACCAACAATATCTTCAATAGCTGCATCAACTTCAGGGTGCATCGAAACACCGCGATACTTCATAATTAAATTATAATTATCTTTTGAATCATCGCCGTCGATATTAATATATTGTCCGTAATGAGTACCAGACGCGGTTACGTAACCCGCTCCGTCATCATCACGCGCTGGAACGATAGAAGGCTTTTTATTAGGATCATCCTGTTGAGCCCTTTTAATTTCAAAACCAAATAATTTAAGAGATCTGTCGTTCGCTGCCATTTATAAAATCCTTTGAATAAAGAGAGGGCCAGACTTCCAGCCCTCTCTATATTTATTTAAGTTGTAGTCGCCGGATTCAAGCTATCATGATACTGATACTGGAAGGTTACTGTAAACCTTTCAATCTCATCAGTAGTTGCATAGCTAAGATCGATTGGTGAAAGATCTGTTGGGAATGCACCTCTAAAGATATATTCCTTTACAGAAGCACCTGCACGGTCCAACTGTTCTACTTTTAAGTCTGCTTCATATGAAATCGGTGAAGCAAGACCGGTGTTAGCGGAATGAGCATTAATTCCATTCATCCAACGTTCCATTGAGTTCCGCACTGCGAAGTCAGTGTCGTTGATGATAGTGACTGTCCATTCTGCGAATGTACGATCACCGGCCATCTTCAACTGACGTCCACGGAAAGGAACAACAATCAGACCCATAGTGGATCCGGGAAGCTGTGCTGCTTCACAGAGGAAAGATGTCAGTTCGGCATCTCCATCTGCATATGCTGGAAAGTTAATGGTCGCTTTGAATAGATTGGGTCTAGCGCCACCACCTCTCAGCTTGGACTTAAAGTCATCAACTCCTAATACTGCCATTTTCTTATCTCCTTAGCGCTATTAAACTGTGCCAACGACTTCTTCAAAGTCGACACCAGTTCTAACCGCCACAAAGTTTAGAGTGACATAGTTGATTGACCGAGCCGGTTTGATGAAGATGTTAGCAATGAATTCGTTGCGATCAATAACTTCGGCTGTGTTATTTGTTTCGTCACAAACAACACGGAAGTCAGTGATACCACGACGACCTTTTACTTCTCTCAATACTGGCTCAACGATATTGACAAACTCTGCTCTTGTAAATTCATCGTTGAATTCGAAGAGTACAGATTCTGCTGCTCTTGCAATCGCTCTTTCGAGTACCAAGAAGAGACGCCGTACGTTAATACGATCGAATGCAGAAGGTCTGCTGAGTTTTGTTTTATCACCGAACAAGATTAGACCTGTTCCTGGAATGCTCGTAACCGGGTTAACACCAGAGCGATACAGTGTATCTCTTTGTGCTTTAGTTGGTGTATACGGAATCGAAGTTACTCCAAGATACTGGCCTCGTCTTTGACCAGCAGGAGAGAAC